AACAAATCAACAACAAATGGACAACAAATCAACACAAACAAGAATGTAAAGAATGGGGATAATGTAAAGAATGATGAGAATGAGAAGAAGAAGGTAACCGCCTTCGACTTCTTTCAAGATAACGGATTCGGTTTCATAACTCCTTACAATTTAGACGATTTAAATTATTATCTTGATTCATTTGAAAATGATTCAGATGAAATAGTTACCGCATCACTTAAAATCGCTAAAGACAGAAACAAGGTTACTTGGGGATATGCTAAAAGCATTTTGAATACATGGCTTAATGCAAACTTGAAATCTATTGAACAAGTACGTGCATTTGAAAAGCAACAACTGGAAAGCAAAAAGCAAACTAATAAACCTTATGTTAAACCATCGAAAGAAAAAACACCCAAATGGCTCACAGACAGCACGAGAGAAACGAAAACGCCGGAAGTAGATGAAAACCTTGAGAAAGACAGAGAAGCTTTTATTAAGCGTCTAAATAGCAAATGGGAGTGATTGAAAATGGATGCATTTGATAAATACTATCTATTTGATCATGACGGCAACAAAATGTTTTCAGTTACACCACATTTTAAAGATGGTCGGCATTTAGTTGTTGGAATAAAAGAAACAAAATTTAATGGTCGTCGTTGGTATTTAGACGATTATGAATTAAATACACTTATTGATAATGAACAAATGGAGTTAGGACACCAAACAAGCTTATTTGAATATATATGAGGGATTACATGGAGATAGAAATTAAATTTAATGAAGTGTTTAATGCGCCGATGGGGTCGCCTCGTCCACGCTTTCGTAAAACAGGTAGATTTGTTCAAACTTACATGCCAACGTCTTACACAAAGCATAAAGCGTATATACAAGGGCAAATGCCTAAGTTAAATCTAGAGCGCGCACTAAAAATCGAATTAGACTTTTACTTTCCATTGCTTAAATCATGGTCGAAGAAAAAGAAAATTGAAATGGTTGGACAGTATAAAGTGACTAAGCAGGATATCGATAACTTAATTAAAACGGTATTAGATGCTTGTAATGGTCATGTATGGAAAGACGATAACCAAATTACAGAAATAACTAGCTCAAAGCGTTATGGAATTGAGCCCAAAATAATCATACGAATAGAAGAAATATAAGAGGTGGATAAAATGGCGAGAAAAGCAAGAATTGTAACAATAAACGATAAACCTTATAGGTTCAGTAAATTTGAAATGGAATTAATAGAAAGTCACGGTATAACCGCTGGAATGGTTTCTAAGAGAGTAAAAGACGGTTGGGAACTACATGAAGCAATGGACGCACCAGAAGGTACGCGTTTAAGCGAGTACAGAGAAAAGAAAACAATAGAAAGACTGGAACAAGCTAGACTCGAACGCAAATTGGAAAGAAAGCGAAAGAGAGAGGCTGAGCTAAGAAGAAAGAAGCCACATTTGTTTAATGTGCCACAGAAACATCCAAGAGGACGTTATGCGTGCTACCTGATGGAAAACGACATATTCGTGAAAGTTAAGAAGTAGATCATGGTAGATAGCGCACGTAAAGAACATTTAAACCAATTTTTCGGCTCTAAGAGATACCTGTATCAGGATAACGAGCGAGTGGCGCATATCCATGTAGTAAACGGCACTTATTACTTTCATGGGCATATCGTACCAGGCTGGCAAGGCGTGAAAAAGACATTTGATACAGCTGAAGAGCTTGAAACATATATAAAGCAACAGGATTTGGAATATGAGGAACAGAAGCAACTAACTTTATTTTAGAGGAGATGGAAATGATGAATAACCGCGAACAAATTGAACAGTCCGTTATAAGTGCTAGTGCGTATAATGGCAATGACACAGAGGGATTACTAAAAGAGGTTGAAGACGTGTATAAGAAAGCACAAGCGTTTGATGAAATACTTGAGGGTTTACCTAATGCTATGCAAGATGCACTCAAAGAAGATATTTATCTTGATGAAGCAGTAGGGATTATGACGGGTCAAGTTGTCTATAAATATGAGGAGGAACAGGAAAATGACTAACACATTAACAATTGATCAGTTACAAGAGTTATTACAAATACAAAAGGAGTTCGACGATAGAATACCAACTAGAAATTTAAATGACACAGTAGCTAGTATGATTATTGAATTTGTAGAGTGGATTAACACACTTGAGTTTTTTAAAAATTGGAAGAAACAACCAGGTAAGCCACTAGATACACAATTAGATGAGATTGCTGATTACTTAGCTTTCAGTTTGCAATTAACTTTGACTATTGTTGATGAAGAAGATTTGGAAGAAACTACTGAGGTTATGGTTGATTTGATTGAAAATGAAGTTACTTTACCTAAACTACATTCAGTTTATTTTGTTCATGTAATGCATACACTAACAGAACAATTTGTAAAAGGTATTGATAATAGCATTGTACAAGTTTTAATAATGCCGTTTTTGTACGCCAATACTTACTATTCTATCGACCAACTCATTGACGCATACAAAAAGAAAATGAAAAGGAACCACGAAAGACAAGATGGAACAGCAGACGCAGGAAAAGGATACGTGTAAAGACATCTTAGATCGAGTCAAGGAGGTTTTGGGGAAGTGACGCAATACTTAGTCACAACATTCAAAGATTCAACAGGACGCAAGCATACACACATAACTAAAGCTAAAAGCAATCAAAGGTTTACAGTTGTTGAGGCAGAGAGTAAAGAAGAAGCTGAGCGCAAATACGAGGCACAAGTTAAGATAAGGAGAGATGGAGATGCCAAAGAAAACGGTAACGATTGATGTAGATGAAAACTTATTAGTAGTAGCTAGTAATGAAATATCAGAACTATTATATGAATATGACAGTGAGTTAATGTCAGCTGATGAAGATGGCGATAATAGAGATATCGAAGAAAAAAGAGACGCATTAAAACAAGCTATACAAATTATCGATAAATTAACATGTCGAGGAGGCAGACGATGATTAACATACCTAAAATGAAATTCCCGAAAAAGTACACTGAAATAATCAAGAAATATAAAAATAAAACACCTGAAGAAAAAGCTAAGATTGAAGATGATTTCATTAAAGAAATTAATGATAAAGACAGTGAATTTTACAGTCCTATGATGGCTAATATGAATGAACATGAATTAAGGGCTATGTTAAGAATGATGCCTAGTTTAATTGATACTGGAGATGGCAATGATGATTAAAAAACTTAAAAATATGGATTGGTTCGATATCTTTATTGCTGGAATACTGCGATTATTCGGCGTAATCGCACTGATGCTTGTTGTCATATCGCCTATCTATACAGTGGCTAGTTACCAAAACAAAGAAGTACATCAAGGGACAATTACAGATAAATATAACAAGAGACAAGATAAAGAAGACAAGTTCTATATTGTATTAGACAACAAGCAAGTCATTGAAAACTCTGACTTATTATTCAAAAAGAAATTTGATAGCGCAGACATACAAGCTAGGTTAAAAGTAGGCGATAAAGTAAAAGTTAAAACGATTGGTTATAGAATACACTTTTTAAATTTATATCCAGTCTTATACGAAGTGAAGAAGGTAGGTAAATGATGGTTAAACAAATATTAAGACTATTATTCTTATTAGCAATGTATGAGCTAGGTAAGTATGTAACTGAACAAGTATATATTATGATGACGGCTAATAATGATGTAGAGGTGCCGAGTGATTTCGCTCATCTATGCGACCAGTCGGATTTGATGAGGGCGGAGGTGTCGGAATAGATGTATAGCAAAGAGTCAATTGTTAATATGATAGGCACACATAAAATGAAGTGTAATGTGTTAGCCGATGTAATACCGGAATATGATAGCAACTCGATTGCACAGTATGGCATACAAGCAACATTACCGAAACCACAAGGGGAAAACTCAAGCAAAGTTGAAGATGTTGTTGTGAGGCTTGAGAGAGCAAATAAAAGGTATGCGCAGATGTTAAAAGAAGTTGAGTTTATAAATCAATCACAACAGAGATTAGGACACGTTGACTTTTGCTTCTTAGAGTTGTTGAAGAAAGGTTATAACAGGGATGCAATTATCAAGAAGATGCCTAACTCTAAATTGAACAGGAACAACTTCTTAGCACGACGCGATGAATTGGCAGAAAAGATTTATCTACTACAGTGACGAAAATGACGAAAATGACAGAAATGACGAAAATGACACTATTTTTAAACTGTGAATTAATTTTATATAATTGATTTGTAAGAATTATCTTAAGACGTGGGGTAATAGCCACAACAGATGTTCTCATCGATGTGATTGAGAAGTGACAAATATATAAAAGATGATATGTTACGCTATTAATCACTTACTACCTGCCTATATGGTGGGTAGTTTAATTCTTGCATTTTGAGTCATAACTATTTTCCTCCTTTCACATTTATTGAACGTAGCTCCTGCACAAGATGTAGGAGCATTTTTATATTTAAATAACTAGAGTAATTAACGTAAAGGCGTGTGATACAGTGAAAACAATTGATTAAATTAACACCGAAGCAAGAAAAATTTGTGCTAGGACTCATAGAGGGCAAGAGCCAACGGAAAGCATATATTGACGCAGGGTATTCGACTAAAGGCAAAAGTGATAATTATATAGATAGCCGAGCTTTTGAGTTGAGTAAGAATAGTGCGGTTTTAGATAGGTATGAAGAATTGCGTCAAGAAGCAGCTGAACAATCAAAATGGACACGCCAAAAGGCTTTTGAAGAATATGAGTGGTTAAAGAATGTAGCTAAGAATGACATTGAAATAGAGGGAGTAAAGAAAGCGACAGCTGATGCATTCCTCGCTAGTTTGGACGGCATGAATAGAATGACGTTAGGAAATGAAGTTCTGACTAACAAAAAGATTGAAACTGAAATCAAGATGCTTGAGAAAAAAATTGACCAAATGGATAAATCAGAAAATAATTCACAAGAAGCAGAAGTTGCTAAAGCACTTATTAAGTTAGCGGGTGTTAATAATGATTAATGAAATGTTAAACCCGAAACAACAAGAAGTCTGGAACTGCTTTATAAACGATAAACCCAAAGTATTAATAGCGAGTGGTGCAAAAAGGGCAGGTAAAACATATGTGTTCATCCTGCTTTTTTTAATGCATATAGCTACTTATAAAGACAAGGGGCTTAACTTCATTATTGGAGGAGCAACACAAGCATCTATAAGACGTAACATACTAGATGATATGGAGTTAATACTAGGTAGAGAGTTAACACTCGACAAATCTAACGCAGTCAAAATATTCGGTAATAAAGTGTATGTATTCGACGGACAAAACTCGGATGCATGGAAAAAAGCGCGTGGTTTTACTTCAGCAGGTGCTTTTTTAAATGAGGGAACAGCATTACACAATATGTTTATTAAAGAAGTGTTCTCACGTTGTAGTTACAAAGGCGCGAGAATATTAATTGATACAAACCCCGAAAACCCAATGCATCCAGTTAAAAAAGATTACATTGATAAGAGTGGTCAACGATTATCGAATGGAAGACTAAATATCAAAGCATTTCAATTTACTTTGTTCGACAATACATTTTTAGATGAAGAATATATTGAATCGATTATAGCGAGTACACCAACAGGAATGTTCACAGATCGTGACATTTATGGTAAGTGGGTTTCTGCTGAGGGTGTTGTATATAAAGATTTCAAAGAAAAAGTTCATTACATCACAGAAGAAGAATTTAAAGCTAAACAAATAAAAAGGAAATATGCAGGCGTCGACTGGGGATATGAGCATTATGGTTCTATTATGGTTGTAGCGGAAGACTTCGACGGAAACAAGTACGTTATTGAAGAACACGCACACAGACATAAAGAAATAGATGACTGGGTAGCTATTGCAAAAGGAGTTATAAAAAGGCATGGCGATATTCTTTTTTATTGTGATACAGCCAGACCTGAACATATTGAACGATTTAGAAGAGAGAAGATAAAAGCAAGATATGCTGACAAAGCTGTTATTGCTGGCATTGAAGTTATTTCTAGGTTATTCAAGTTAAATAAAATATTCATTATCAAAGAAAAAGTTAGTTTGTTTAAAGAAGAAATATACAACTATGTTTGGAAAGATAATGCAGACGAACCAGTTAAATTAAACGATGACACATTAGATGCGTTAAGATATGCAGTTTATACAGCTAATAAGCCAAGTGGCACAGGCTTTAATTAAAGGAGGTAATATTTTGTACCCTAGCCAACCAACACAAACAGAAATATTTGATGATATTGTGAGGACTAACAATAAGCCAGAAACACTGGAAGAAATGATTGTCAGATATATAAAACAACATTTAGAAAAGTTACCTGAAATCTCAATAGGTCAAGAATATTATGAGCAACGACCTGATATTGTAAAGGAACCTAAGCCGGTTGATGCTACAGGAGCAGTTGACCCATTGAAACCAGATGACAGAATGATTACCAACTTCCATGCTAACCTAGTAGATCAAAAAGTTTCTTATATTGTAGGTAAGCCTATCGCTTTTAAACATACAGATGATGAAGTAGTTAAACGTATTGATGAAGTTTTAGGCAATAGATTCGATGATAAGTTACACAGTGTACTAACAGGAGCTAGCAATAAAGGTATTGAATGGTTGCATCCTTACCTTGATGAAGATGGAGAATTCAAGTTATTTAGAGTACCAGCAGAACAAGGTATTCCTATATGGACTGATAAAGAGCACGAAGAATTAGAGGCGTTTATCAGGATGTATAAATTGGAAAATGAAACTAAAGTTGAATACTGGGATAAAATAACGGTTAATTACTACGTTTATGAAAATGGCTCGCTTATTCCGGATTACTCTAACAATTTGGAGAATTCAAAAACGCATTTTAGTACAGGGTCGTGGGGTAAGATTCCATTTATTCCATTCAAAAATAATGACTTAGAAATGTCAGATATATTTATGTATAAAACATTGATTGATGCGTATAACAGGCGATTATCTGATTTATCCAATACTTTTAAAGATTCAAACGAATTAACGTATGTATTAAAGAACTATGATGAACAAGAGTTGCCAGAATTCAAACGGTTACTACGTTATTACGGGGCGATAAAAGTATCGGATAACGGGGGTGTCGACACAATACAGGTAGAAGTACCAGTTGAAAACAGTAAAAAGTATTTAGATGAGTTATATCAAAAAATAATGTTGTTTGGTCAAGCGGTTGACTTTAGTTCTGATAAATTCGGTTCTGCTCCAAGTGGGGTTGCGTTAGAGTTTCTATATACTAACTTAAACTTGAAAGCAGATAAGTTAGCGCGTAAAGCTAAAGTTGCTATACAGGAGTTACTTTGGTTTGTGTTTGAGCACTTCGACATCAAAGGAGAACATAAAGATGTCGATATTAGTTTCAACTACAACAAAGTAGCGAACACAGAATTACAAGTACAAACAGCTCAACAATCTATGGGAATTGTAAGCCATGAAACAGTACTAGAAAATCACCCGTTTGTCGAAGATTTGCAAGCAGAACTCGAACGAATAGAACAAGAACAAATGGAGTACAACAAGCAACTGCCTAATTTAGATGACGGAGGTGCTGACGGTGCCCAACAACAAGAAAGATCTAACAATAAAGAATCAGAATGATATTGATGAGTATATCGACAGTCTAATCTCTAAAGCTGAGAAGCCTATAGAACAACTATTTGCTAATCGACTTAAAGAGATAAAACAAATCATCGCAGATATGTTTGAGAAGTATCAAAGTGATGATGTGTATGTTACATGGACTGAATTTAATAAATATAACAGGCTCAATAAGGAGTTAACTCGTATAGGTACTATGCTGACTGATGATTATAGGCAAATAGCTAAGATGATTCAGAAGTCGCAGGAAGACGCTTATATAGAAAAGTTCCTTATGAGCCTTTATTTATATGAGACGGCAAGTCAAACAGCTATGCAGTTTGATGTTCCTAGCAAAGAAGTTATCACATCAGCTATTGAACAACCTATTGAGTTCATTCGATTAGTACCGACACTACAGAAGCATCGTGATGAAGTACTGAAAAAGATACGCTTACATATCACACAAGGCATTATGAGTGGAGAGGGCTACTCTAAGATAGCGAAAGCAATCCGTGATGATATAGGTATGTCTAAAGCTCAATCGTTGCGTGTAGCTCGTACAGAAGCGGGCAGAGCGATGTCTCAAGCTGGACTTGATAGTGCATTAGTAGCTCAAAAGAACGGCTTACAGATGTATAAGTATTGGCAAGCTACTAAAGATACACGCACAAGAGACACACACAGGCATCTAGACGGCGCTAAGAAGAAAATTGACGAACCGTTCAAGTCGAGTGGTTGTGTTGGGCAGGCACCTAAGTTGTTTGTTGGTGTGAATAGTGCAAAAGAAAACATCAACTGTCGTTGTAAGCTTATGTATTACATTGATGAAGATGATTTGCCTAGTACAACAAGAGTACGTAAAGATGATGGCACAACCGAAGTAATACCACAAATGACTTATCGTGAGTGGGAGAAATATAAACGTAAAAGAAAGTAGTTTACTACTCGACCTTAGCATGTCGTTAAACTGCTTCTTTTTATACCAAAATTCTTCGTGGCGTTGCACGTAAAACTCGTAAAAAGGAGTAGTTTAAATGGATTTATACACATTGTTAGGACAATTTAAAGACGGAGAAATCGATAAGCAGAAAGTAATTGATGCGATTGACGAATCAAAATTGGGAATGGTACCACGTTCGAGATTGAACGACAAGAATACCGAAATTGAAGAGTTAAAAGAAGAGATTTCTAAACGTGATGAACAAATTGTCAAATTGCAAGACTCTGTTAAAGGTGATAGCGAGATTCAAAAAGAACTCGAAGAATTAAAGAATCAAAATTCAGAGTGGGAGACAAAGTATAAAGAAACACAACTTAATAACGCAGTTAAGTTAGCGGTTGCTAAAGAAGCAAATGACGCTAACGACATTCTAGCATTCATCAATAAAGATGAACTGGAACTAGCAGACGATGGCACTGTAAAAGGTTTAGACAAAGCGATTGAAACGCTTAAAGAGTCTAAACCTTATTTATTTGCGCCGTCTAAGCCTGTAGGTAATAGCCCGCAACAAGGCGACAACCCTACAGGAAAACCAACAAAAGAAGATTTCAAAAAGATGACTTACACAGAACAAGTCGAGCTATTAAATAGCGACCCTGACTTGTATCGTGAATTATCAAATTAAAAAAGGAGAGTCTTAAATGACACAAACTAAAAAAGCTAATTTAATTAATCCTGAAGTTTTGGCTAATGTAGTAAGTGCGCAAATGCAAAACGCAATTCGCTTTACTCCATATGCCGTTACTGATGACACATTGGTAAGACAACCAGGGGACACAATCACACGACCTAAATATGCGTACATTGGTGCTGCGGAAGACTTACAAGAAGGCGTTGCAATGGATACAACGCAAATGAGCATGACTACTACTAAAGTTACTGTTAAAGAAACTGGTAAGGCTGTTGAAGTAACTCAAACCGCTATTATCACAAATGTTAACGGTACTTTACAAGAAGCATCTCGCCAATTAGCGATGTCTTTAGCTGACAAAGTTGAAATTGACTATATCGCCGAATTAAATAAATCAAAACAAACTGCTACAGTTTCTGCTGATGCTACAGGTATTTTAGATGCAATTGAAGTGTTTAATTCTGAAAACGATGAGGATTACGTTTTATACGTTAACCCAAAAGATTATAACAAATTGGTTAAATCATTATTTAAAGTCGGTGGAAATGTTCAAGATCGTGCAATTTCAAAAGGGGATTTAGTTGAAATTGTGGGCGTATCAGACATCGTTAAGTCTAAACGTGTTTCGGAAAACACAGCATTCTTACAACGTTATGGCGCGATGGAAATTGTTAACAAAAAGAAACCGGAAGCTTATACAGACTTTGACATTCTTAAACGTACACACCTTTTATCTACGAACTATCACTATAGCGTTAACTTAAAAGATGAAACAGGTGTAGTTAAAGTGACGTTTAAACCGTCTGGAAGCTTAGAAATGTAATAGGAGGTAGTGACGTATGTATAAAGTAATCGAACGTTTTGAAGATGCACAAGACAACGGACATGAATATCAAGTGGGAGACATTTACCCACGTGATGGATTGGAAGTATCAGAAGAACGATTCACTGAATTATCTACAACAAACAACCGCCGTAATTTAATCGCTATCAAACTTGTTGAGGACAAGCAATTAGAACAGTCTGAGGCGAGCGCTGACGAGCAAAAAAGTTTATCTGATATGAAAGTAGCAGAATTAAAAGAACTTGCTAAAAAGCGTGAAATTAAAGGTTATAGCGATATGAAAAAAGATGAGCTTATCAAAGCTATAGAGGGTGTTAAGTAATGAACGCAAAAGACGTCAAAATGATTAATGGACTTTCACTCAATGATTCGTCTAACGATGAGCAGATCGAATATCTTATTGAAGAATATAAAAGTGTTGCAGAAGATTATTGTAATCAGAAGTTTGATGACAAAGCAGTGCCGTCGGGTGTTAAGAAGTTTATTGCTGAATGTATCAAGTTTGGTACAACTAGCAATATCTCAGCGCGCACGATGGGCACTGTAAGTTATACCTATGTAACTGACATACCTAGTAGTGCTTACGCTTATCTAATGCCTTATCGTAAGTTAAGTTGGGGTAAGCGATATGTTTAATCCGTTTAATGAGTTTCCGCACACAATTGAAATTGGAGAGATTGAAGTCGTAGGAACATATCCCAAAGAATACGAGCGTTTTAAAAGTAACGAAACAATTAAAGGATTTATGGACACACCTACATCAAGTGAGACACTCAAATTTCATCAAATGAGCAAAGACTTTGACCGAAACCTATATACGCCGTACCACATACCAATAACAAACAAAACTTTATTTAATTACGAGGGTAAAACGTACAAAGTTGTAGGCGAACCGGTCGACCAAGGCGGACAACATGAAATCAATTTAACTAGATTGAGGGTGCGACCTATTGGCAAAGGTTAAGTATGGTAATTGGGACTTAGTAAAAGAGTTGGAAAATTACGAGCGAGACATGGAGCGATGGGTCAAACGAGGTATAGCAAAGACAACTGCTAAGATTCACAATACAATCATTTCATTAATGCCAGTTGATACCGGCTATCTTAGGGAAAGTGTAACAATGGACTTTAAAGACGGCGGTTTCACTGGTGTTATTAATATTGGTAGTGAATACGCAATATATGTCAATTATGGTACTGGTATATATGCAACAGGTGCTGGAGGTAGTAGAGCAAAAAAGATACCGTGGTCATACAAGGACGCAAACGGTAAGTGGCATACTACTAAAGGGCAACATGCTCAACCTTTTTGGGAGCCAGCAATAGACGCTGGACGAGCATTCTTTAATAAGTATTTTTCATGAGGTGGTTAAGATATGTGGGTATCAGTTGAACGGTACTTATTTAACAAAGTATATAACAAATTAAAAAGTAACCCTATTATCCGAAAACAATTGGACGGTAGGGTTTTTGATTGCGTTCAGAAAGACGCTGTTTACCCATATATCGTTGTGGGTGAAACAAACGTCACTAACAAAGAAACGACCACGAGCATGGTCGAAGATGTCGGCATCACTTTGCATGTTTACAGTCAAGCACGTAATAGAGATGAGGCATCGCAAATAATTCAATTTTTAGGCTTCGTTTTAAACAATGAAATAGAAATTGATTATTATTCATTTATTAAAAGTCGAATTGATACACAAGAAGTGATTACTGACATAGATCAGTACACTAAACACGGTATCATTCGGCTTGTTTTTAAATACAGACATAACACATTACAAAGGAGTGTAACGAATGGCGCAGGATAAATATATTGTCGCTCTCCAAATCGCTGATAAGGATTTAGCTAAGAAGCTAACCATCGAAGAAGCAACGCTTTTAGGTAGTTTAGCAGAGGGTGGGCACACTATCAGTAATGACCTTGCTGAAATCATTCAAGGCGGTAAGAAAGATTATAGCCGTAACTCTGTCGAAGAAGAAATCAAGTTGACGCTTGATGTCGTTCCGGGAGATAAAGGTCAATTAGCATTAAAAGAATCAGTTAAACAATTCAAACAGTTACGTGTTTGGATTTGGGAAACTAAAAAACGCGATGGCAAACATCACGGTGTATTCGCATATGTAGTTATCGAAGAGCACGAATGGTCATTTGATGATGAAGATAACAAAATCGAAATCACAGCGAAAGTTAAGTTCAATAGTGCAGACGGTACAATCAACGATTTACCAAAAGAATGGCTTAACCCTAGCGCATTGGCTCCAGTTGTTGAATTCGAAGACATGAACGCTTACGAAGATAGTTATGAAAACCGAACTAAAAAAACAACTGCTGGCAGTAGTGATTTAAGTATGTAATTAACGAGGGCATAAGCCCTCTATTTTTTTGTACAAAATAACGATAAACGAGGTATTTAATATGACTGAAACAACTTTTAATCCAATTACATCATTAACAATTAACAATGAAGAAGTGAAAGCAAAAGCAACATTTATGTTCGATAAAACTGCTCAAAAATTTGCAACCGAACAAGAAGATAATAAAGGCAGAAAACAAACGATTTCAGGATTTACTAATGTTTATAACGCTTTATTAGAACGTGACACAGTGGCAATTGTAGACTTTTGGGAATGTGCAACAGCTTATCTAGGTAAAAGCGCACCTAAAAGAGAAGATATCGAAGCGGAAATTATGGAAATCATTGAAAGAGAAAACGACACGTTAAATCTATTACAGGGTGCATTGGACGTAATGAATAATAGCGGTTTTTTCAAGCAGAAATCACGTCTATTCTGGACGCAGATGAACCAAGCGCCATCGTTAGCCAAAGAAGACGAGAAAGAGGGCGCGAAAGCTGGTATCGAGATGATGAAGAACAACTACAAAGAAATCATGACCGTAGCACCTTATTAGACTATTCGGAAATAAGGCAGATGACAAGTCGTTACATAGGTTATATGAGTAATGACGAGCTGATGAGCATGCTACCTGCCGAATGGAATGACTGGATTATTGGCGCTAGACAAGCATTGATTGACCAAAGAGACATTGCGTTGTACGGCGCTCAATATAATGCGGTTGCTCAAGCTGGTAAATCACTAAAACGTTTTGTTAGGCAGAACGAAAGAGAACATTACATTATTCGTGGTCAAGAAGATGAATACGAAAGAATGAAACAGCGTGAGCTAGCTAAAAACAAACGTAAAAGAGAAATACAAAAACAAGGGACTCGCAAGTTCCTTAACAGCTTAAAAACAAGTCATAAAGGAGGTTAGGCATGGAGAAGAATTTTCTGGCTCGTGTTACAGCTATAATCAGTGATTTTAAAAGGAATATGAGAACTGCGCAACGTATGGCTAAGACTGATATACCGGACGAAATCAAGACAGAAGTTACAGCAAACATAAGAGACTACCAAAGAGAACTAACGCGAGCTAAATCGATGGCTCAACGTTGGCGAGGTCATTCTGTTAAATTATTCATGAAAACAGATGAGTATAAAGCGAATTTAGAACGTGCTAAAGCTCAAGTAGAGCGATTTAAACAACATAAAGTAGATTTAAAACTAAGTAACACTGAATTAATGGCCAAGTATAATGCAACTAAAGCTACTGTCGAAGCTTGGAGAAAACATGTTGTTAAGTTGGATTTAGATGCAAACCCCGCTAAAATGGCGGTTAAAGGGTTTAAAGAAGACTTAATAGATCTTAGTAGGCATAGTTTTGATGTTGATTCCAGCAGATGGAAATTAGGAAATAAATTCACAAAAGAATTCAATGAAGTCGAAGGAGCAGTTAAACGTTCTTTCGGAAGAATTGGTCAGATTATGAGAAAAGAAGTAAATGGAACAAGTGATATTTGGGGTAAACTTAACAACTCATTGAAAGATTACGGCGAGAAAATGGACGCCTTAGCTACTAAAATTAGAACTTTCGGTACTATCTTTGCACAACAGGTCAAAGGTTTAATGATTGCTAGTATACAAGCGTTAATACCAGTAATTGCTGGATTAGTTCCGGCTATTATGGCAGTACTTAATGCCGTTGGTGTATTAGGTGGTGGCGTCATTGGTTTAGCTGGTGCGTTCTCTGTAGCAGGTGTTGGAGCAGTTGGTTTTGGTGCAATGGCTATTACTGCACTAAAAATGGTAAAAGATGGAACATTAGCAGTAACAAAAGAAGTTCAAAACTTTAGAGATGCGAGCGATCAGTTAAAAACTACATGGCAAGGCATTGTAAAAGAGAATCAAGCAAGTATCTTTAATGCGATGTCAGCAGGTATCAGAGGCGTTACAAGTGCGATGTCTCAATTAAAACCATTCTTATCCGAAGTATCTATGCTGGTTGAAGCAAACGCACGCAAGTTTGAGGATTGGGTTAAACATTCTGAAACAGCTAAGAAAGCATTTGAAGCGTTGAATAGCATAGGTGGCGCAATCTTCGGAGATTTATTGAACGCTGCAGGACGATTTGGCGACGGATTAGTTAACATTTTCACTCAATTAATGCCATTGTTCAAATTCGTGTCTCAAGGATTACAGAACATGTCTATAGCTTTCCAAAATTGGGCTAATAGTGTAGCTGGTCAGAATGCTATTAAAGCGTTTATTGACTACACTACCACTAACTTACCTAAGATTGGCCAGATATTTGGTAATGTATTCGCTGGTATTGGTAATTTAATGATTGCTTTTGCTCAAAACAGTTCTAATATTTTTGACTGGTTAGTTAAATTAACTTCTCAATTTAGAGCGTGGTCAGAACAAGTAGGACAATCACAAGGGTTCAAAGACTTTATAAGTTACGTTCAAGAGAATGGTCCTACTATTATGCAATTAATCGGTAACATCATAAAAGCATTAGTAGTATTTGGTACTGCAATGGCACCTATAGCTAGTAAATTGTTAGACTTTATCACTAATTTAGCTGGATTTATCGCTAAACTATTTGAAACACACCCAGCTATAGCACAAGTTGCTGGTGTTATGGGTATTTTGGGTGGTGTATTTTGGGCTTTAATGGCTCCAATTGTTGCTATAAGTAGTGTGCTTACAAATGTGTTTGGTTTGAGTTTATTTGGCGTTATCAAACAAATTTTAAGTTTCGTTAGAACATCAAGCCTAGTTACTGGAGCTATGCAATTGTTAATGGGTGTTTTCGGTTCGATTTCAGCACCTATTTTAGCGGTAATTGCAGTAATTGGCGCATTTATCGGTGTCCTAGTTTATTTATGGAAAACAAACGAGAATTTCAGAAACACTATTACTGAAGCGTGGAACGGTGTTAAAACGGCGGTTTCTGGTGCGATTCAAGGTGTAGTTGGCTGGTTAACTGAATTGTGGGGCAAAATCCAATCTACCTTACAACCGATAATGCCTATATTGCAAGTTTTAGGGCAAATATTCATGCAAGTTTTAGGTGTTTTGGTAATAGGTATCATCACAAACGTTATGAATATCATACAGGGTTTGTGGACGTTAATTACAATTGCATTCCAAGCCATAGGAACAGTGATATCCGTGGCAGTCCAAATCATAGTAGGTTTATTCACTGCTTTAATTCAATTGCTTACTGGCGACTTCTCAGGTGCTTGGGAGACTATTAAAACTACGGTTACCAATGTACTTGATACGATTTGGCAATACATGCAATCAGTTTGGGAGTCAATCATCGGCTTTTTAACTGGCGTAATGAATCGAACACTTTCTATGTTTGGTACAAGTTGGTCGCAGATATGGAGTACAATCACTAATTTTGTTAGCAGTATTTGGAACAGTGTTACAAGTTGGTTTAGTCGTGTTGCTTCGAGTGTGGCCGAAAAAATGGGACAAGCACTAAACTTTATTATCACAAAAGGTTCTGAATGGGTTTCTAATATTTGGAATACTGTTACAAGTTTCGCAAGTAAAGTAGCTGATGGATTTAAAAGAGTTGTCTCAAATGTAGGCGACGGCATGAAAAACGCGCTTGATAAGATTAAAAGCTTTTTCAGCGATTTTTTAAATGCCGGAGCAGAATTAATAGGCAAAGTAGCTGAGGGTGTAGCTAACGCTGCGCACAAAGTAGTCAGTGCGGTAGGCGATGCGATTTCATCAGCGTGGGACTCAGTAACTTCATTCGTAAGTGGACACGGTGGAGGTAGCGGTTTAGGTAAAGGTTTAGCGGTATCACAAGCTAAAGTAATGGCTACTAGCTTCGGTAAAACGTTCACAAGTGAGTTAGGTTCAACGTTGACAGATGGATTCAACGACAGTTTAACACCAAGCGTTGACGGCCATATGACAAACGATGTGCAACATAGCATGAAAGAAAATAACAGACCTATTGTTAATGTAACTGTTAGAAACGAGGGCGATCTAAACATGATTAAATCTCACATTGACGATATGGATGCAAAAGATGGTAGTTTCAACTTAATGTAAGGGAGGTTTGTTTATTGATAGCCCATGATGTAGAAATTATTAAAAATGGTGTGAAGTATCGTGTCAGTGACAATCCTCACACTTACAAACACTTAAGAGTGCTTGATTACAACGTTATCGGTTCGGGTTACAAAAGGAATTATTCGCCTTTAGATGGTGTTGATGGACGTTTTCACAATTACGCTAAAGAGGAATATAAAAAAGTTGAATTAAGGTTGAGGTATGAAGTACCTAAAATTGCTTATGCCTCACATCTTAAATCAGACATTCAAACATTGTTTTATGGTCGCTTTTACCTAAGAGAATTGGCAACGCCGGATAACACTATCAAATTTGAAAATATGTTCGAACCATTAGAACAAGAATTTGAATTAGATTATGTTGATGGTAGACAACTATTTGTTGGATTAGTTAGCGAAGTATCTTTTGACACAACTAAGACATCAGGAGAAATCACGTTGACCTTTGAGACGACAGAATTGCCGTTCTTTGAAAGTATCGGCTATAGCACTGATTTAGAAAGTGATAACGATTTAGAAAAATGGTCAGTACCGGACAGAATAGCGCTAAATGAAAATGATAGAAGTAGACAAATGACATTCTATAATACGAGTTCTGGAGATGTTTATTACAACGGAGATGTAGCATTAACGCAGTTCAACCAATTCAATGTAGTTGAAATTGAATTAGCCGAAGATGTTAAAGCTGATGATAAAGACGGTTTCACTTTCTATATGGATAAAGGAAATATCTCAGTAATTAAAGATGTCGATTTAAAAGCAGGCGATAAAATCATTTTTGATAACAAGCACACATATAGAGACAATTTAAATATTGACCTATACAACAAGACGTTAGAACAACCGGTGTTGTATCCCGGTTGGAATCATTTTAAAGCCAACAGACTTATGAAAAAGATAGTCTTTAGACACAAATTATATTACAGATAAGGAGTAGCATATGCCGGTATTATTAAAAAGTTTGCAAGGCGTCGGTCATGCGATTTATGTTAATACAAAATTAAATGAAAAATTGAATGAAGATAGCACGTTAGACATTGATATGATAGAAAATGCCAGCACTTTCGACGCAATCGGCGCTATTACAAAGATGTGGACTATCACAAATGTAAAGGGGGAAGATGACCTCAATGAATATGTGATAGTAATGCTTGATAAATCAACGATTGGAAACAAAATCAAACTTAGTATCAAAGCGAGACAAAAAGAATTAGATGATCTAAACAATTCTAGGATTTACCAAGAATATAACGAAAGTTTCACAGGCGTAGAATTTTTTAACACTGTATTTAAAGGAACTGGTTATAAGTACGTATTGCACACTAAGGTTGACGCATCAAAGTTCGAGGGGTTAGGTAAGGGAGACACAAGACTTGAGATATTCAAAAAAGGGCTTGAACGCTATCATCTCGAATATGAGTACGACGCTAAAACAAAAACATTTCACTTGTATGACGAATTATCAAAAGTAGCAAACTACTATATTAAATCAGGTGTAAATGCTGATAACGTCAAAATTCAAGAAGATGCTTCTAAATGCTACACATATATAAGAGGTTATGGCGACTTTGACGGCCAACAAACTTATACAGAGGCTGGATTACAATTCGAATTCACACACCCATTAGCACAACTGATTGGTAAAAGGGAAGCGCCTCCGTTAATAGATGGACGTATAAAAAAAGAAGATGTTTTGAAAAAATCAATGGAGCTAGTGATAAAGAAAAGTGTCACTGCTTCTATTTCTTTGGACTTCGTAGCACAGCCTGAGCATTTTCCAGAGGCTAACCCTAGAATTGGCGATGTCGCAAGAGTTGGTGAACCAACTATAGGCTATAACGACTTAGTAAGAATAGTCGAGATTACTACACATAGAGATGCATATAACAACATCATCAAACAAGATGTAGTATTAGGTGATTTTACAATGCGCGACAGATATAGAAAAGCTATCCACGAAGCTACGAACTATGTTAAGAATGTAAAAACAACTAAGTCAGACCCAGCTAAGTACTTGAGAGAACTAAACGCAAAAGTTAACGCAAGTTTATCTATAAATAATGAATTGGTTAAGCAGAATGAAAAAATAAACGCTAAAGTCGATAAGATGAATACTAAAACAGTTACAACTGCTAATGGTACGATCATGTACGACTTTACTAGTCAATCAAGTATAAGAAACATCAAATCAATTGGAACGATTGGCGACTCTGTAGCTAGAGGTTCGCACGCAAAAACTAATTTCACAGAAATGTTAGGCAAGAAATTGAAAGCCAAAACGACTAATCTTGCAAGAGGTGGCGCAACAATGGCAACAGTTCCAATAGGTAAAGAAGCGGTAGAAAACAGCATTTATAGACAAGCAGAGCAAATAAGAGGAGACTTAATCATATTACAAGGCACTGATGATGACTGGTTACACGGTTATTGGGCAGGCGTACCGATAGGCACTGATAAAACGGATACAAAAACGTTTTACGGTGCCTTTTGTTCTGCAATTGAAGTTATTAGAAAGAATAATCCAGATTCAAAAATACTAGTGATGACAGCTACAAGACAATGCCCTATGAGTGGTACAACAATACGCCGTAAAGACACGGACAAAAACAAACTAGGGTTAACACTTGAGGACTATGTAAACGCTCAAATACTAGCTTGTAGCGAGCTGGACGTGCCAGTGTTTGACGCATATCACACAGATTACTTTAAACCATACAATCCAGCTTTTAGGAAAGCGAGCATGGAGGACGGCTTACACCCTAATGAAAAAGGTCACGAGGTTATTATGTACGAGTTAATCAAGGATTATTACAGTTTTTACGACTAAAGGAGGCAACCAATGGCTTACGGATTAATAACAAGTTTGCATTCTACCACTGGCGCAAAAGTAGTTGCTCAGCACGAGTACAACTATCGATTACTTGATAATGGAATGAGCAAACTTGAGAAAATGTTTATATATCATCAAAAAGAAGAAATATACGCACACTCAGCGAAACAAATTAAATACTTGAATGACAGTGTTGAAGATTATTTAACGTATCTAAACGGCCGTTTCAGCAATATGGTACTAGGTCATAATGGCGACGGTATCAACGAAGTAAAAGACGCGCGTGTTGATAATACTGGTTATGATCATAAGACATTGCAAGATCGTTTGTATCATGATTATTCAACACTAGATGCTTTCACTAAAAAGGTTGAGAAAGCTGCAGATGAACACTATAAAGAATATCAAGCGACAGAATACCGATTTGAACCAAAAGAGCAAGAACCGGAATTCATCACAGATTTATCGCCATATACTAACGCAGTAATGCAATCATTTTGGGTAGACCCTAGAACGAAAATTATTTATATGACGCAAGCTCGTCCAGGCAATCATTACATGTTATCTAGATTGAAACCTAACGGGCAATTTATTGATAGATTACTTGTTAAGAATGGTGGTCATGGTACGCACAATGCGTATAGATACATTGATGGAGAATTATGGATTTATTCAGCTGTATTGGACAGTAACAAAAACAACAAGTTTGTACGTTTCCAATATAGAACTGGAGAAATAACTTATGGTAATGAAATGCAAGATGTCATGCCGAATATATTTAACGACAGATATACGTCAGCGATTTATAATCCGGTAGAAAATTTAATGATTTTTAGACGTGAATATAAACCCACTGAAAGACAACTTAAGAATTCGTTGAACTTTGTTGAGGTTAGAAGTGCTGATGATATTGATAAAGGTATAGACAAAGTATTGTATCAAATGGATATACCTATGGAATACACTTCAGATACACAACCTATGCAGGGTATTGCGTACGATGCAGGCATTTTATACTGGTACACTGGCGATTCAAATCCGGCTAATCCTAATTACTTACAAGGCTTCGATATCAAAACGAAAGAATTGTTATTTAAACGTCGTATCGATATTGGCGGTGTGAATAACAACTTTAAAGGAGATTTCCAAGAGGCTGAGGGTCTAGATATGTATTACGATCTAGAAACAGGACGTAAAGCGCTTTTAATAGGGGTAACTATTGGACCTGGTAACAACAGACATCACTCAATTTATTCTATCGGTCAAAGAGGTGTAAACCAATTCTTAAAAAATATCGCACCTCAAGTATCAATGACTGATTCAGGCGGACGTGTTAAACCGTTACCAATACAGAACCCAGCATATCTAAGTGATATTACGGAAGTTGGTCATTACTATATCTATACGCAAGACACACAAAATGCGTTAGATTTCCCGTTACCGAAAGCGTTTAGAGATGCAGGTTGGTTCTTTGATGTACTGCCTGGACACTATAATGGTGCTCTAAGACAAGTACTTACCAGAAACAGCACAGGTAGAAATATGCTTAAATTCGAACGTGTCATTGACATTTTCAATAAGAAAAACAACGGAGCATGGAATTTCTGTCCGCAAAACGCCGGTTATTGGGAACATATCCCTAAGAGTATTACAAAATTATCAGATTTAAAAATCGTTGGTTTAGATTTCTATATCACTACTGAAGAATCAAAACGATTTACTGATTTTCCTAAAGACTTTAAAGGTATTGCAGGTTGGATATTAGAAGTAAAATCGAATACACCAGGTAACACAACACAAGTATTAAGACGTAATAACTTCCCGTCTGCACATCAATTTTTAGTTAGAAACTTTGGTACTGGTGGCGTTGGTAAATGGAGTTTATTCGAGGGAAAGGTGGTTGAATAATGGTAGTAGATAATTTTTCGAAAGACGATAACTTAATCGAGTTACAAACAACATCACAATATAATCCGGTTATTGACACAAACATCAGTTTCTATGAATCAGATAGAGGAACTGGTGTTTTAAATTTTGCAGTAACTAAGAATAACAGACCGTTATCTATAAGTTCTGAACATGTTAAAACATCTATCGTGTTAAAAACCGATGATTATAACGTAGATAGAGGCGCTTATATTTCAGACGAATTAACGGTAGTAGACGCAATTAATGGGCGCTTGCAATATGTGATTCCAAATGAATTTTTAAAACATTCAGGTAAGGTACATGCTCAGGCATTCTTCACGCAACACGGGAGTAACAACGTAGTTGTTGAACGTCAATTTAGTTTCAATATTGAAAATGATTTAGTCAGTGGATTTGATGGAACAACAAAGCTTGTTTATATCAAATCTATTCAAGATACTATTGAAGCTGTCGGTAAAGACTTTAATCAATTAAAGCAAAATATGGCTGATACACAAACGTTAATAGCAAAAGTGAATGATAGTGCGACAAAAGGTATCCAACAAATCGAAATCAAGCAAAACGAAGCTATACAAGCTATTACTGCGACACAAACTAGTGCAACACAGGCTGTTACAGCTGAATTCGATAAAATAGTTGATAAAGAGCAAGCGATTTTTGAACGTGTTAACGAAGTTGAACAACAAATCAATGGCGCTGACCTTGTTAAAGGTAATTCAACAACAAATTGGCAAAAGTCTAAACTTACAGATGATTACGGTAAAGCAATTGAATCGTCTGAGCAGTCCATAGATAGCGTTTTAAGCACAGTTAACACATCTAGGATTATTCATATCACTAGCGCGACAGATGCGCCCTCATTTAAAGATATAGGTACTGTCGATACACCTAAAGAAGATGGCGTTGACGATGGTTCAGATATTCCGGTAGCTCCTAACACTTTAGGAAAATCAGGCGTGTTAGTTGTCTATGTTGTTGATGATAGTACGGCACGTGCAACATGGTATCCAGATGATTCAAACGACGAATATACAAAATATAAAATTAGTGGCACATGGTACCCGTTTTATAAAAAAAATGACGGCGATTTAACTAAGCAATTCGTCGAAGAAACATCAAACAACGCTTTAAATCAAGCCAAGCAGTATGTAGATGATAAATTCGGAACAACGAGTTGGCAACAACATAAGTTAACTGAGCCTAACGGCCAATCAATACAAGTTAACTTGAATAATGCACAAGGCGATTTGGGTTATCTAACTGCAGGTAATTACTATGCAACAAGAGTGCCGGATTTACCAAGTGGCGTTGAAAGTTATGAGGGTTATTTATCTGTATTCGTTAAAGACGATACAAACAAGCTATTTAACTTCACGCCTTATAACTCTAAAAAGATTTACACACGATCAATCACAAACGGCAGACTTGAGCAACAGTGGACAGTTCCTAATGAACATAAGTCAACGGTATTGTTCGACGGTGGAGCAAATGGTGTAGGTACAACAATCAATCTAACCGAACCGTACACAAACTATTCTATTTTGTTGGTAAGTGGAACTTATCCAGGTGGCGTTATTGAGGGATTCGGACTAACCGCATTACCTAACGCGATTCAATTGAGTAAAGCGAATGTAGTTGACTCAGACGGCAACGGTGGCGGTATTTATGAGTGCTTACTATCCAAAACAAGTAGCACTACTTTAAGAATAGATAACGATGTGTACTTTGATTTAGGTAAAACATCAGGTTCTGGAGCGAATGCCAACAAAGTTACTATAACTAAAATTATGGGGTGGAAATAATGAAAATCACAGTAAACGATAAAAACGAAGTTATCGGATTCGTTAATACTGGCGGTTTACGCAATAGTTTAGATGTAGATGATAACAATGTGCCTATTAAATTTAAAGAAGAGTTCGAACCTAGAAAGTTTGTTTTCACTAACGGCGAAATTAAATACAATAGCAATTTCGAAAAAGAAGACGTACCGAATGCATCAAAACAACAAAGTGAATCAGATTTGAGTGATGAAGAACTTCGCGGAATGGTTGCAAGTATGCAAATGCAGGTGACGCAAGTAAACATTTTGGCGATGGAATTAAAGCAACAAAACGCTATGTTAACACAACAGTTGACTGAACTAAAAGCTGGTAAAACAAATACAGAGGAGGACGTTTAAATGGAGAAAATTAAGATGATTTATCCAACTTTCAAGGACATTAAAACTTTTTATGTGTGGGGTTGCTATAAAAATGAGCAAATTAAGTGGTACGTAGACATGGGTGTAATCGACAAAGAAGAATATGCATTGATCACTGGTGAAAAATATCCAGAGGCAAAAGATGAAAAGTCACAGGTGTAATGCTTGAGGCTTTTTAATTTAACACAAAGTAGGTGGCGTAATGTTTGGATTTACCAAACGACACGAACAAGATTGGCGTTTAACGCGATTAGAAGAAAATGATAAGACTATGTTTGAAAAATTCGACAGAATAGAAGACAGTCTGAGAACGCAAGAAAAAATTTATGACAAGTTAGATAGAAATTTCGAAGAACTAAGGCGTGACAAAGAAGAAGATGAAAAAAATAAAGAGAAAAATGCTAAAAATATTAGAGACATCAAGATGTGGATTCTAGGATTAATAGGGACGATTCTAAGTACATTTGTTATAGCCTTGTTAAAAACTATTTTTGGCATTTAAAGGAGGTGATTACCATGCTTAAGGGAATTTTAGGATATAGCTTTTGGTCGTGTTTCTGGTTTAGTAAGTGTAAGTAATAGTTAAGAGTCAGTGCTTCGGCACTGGCTTTTTATTTTGATTGAAATGAGGTGCATACATGGGATTACCTAATCCAAAGACTAGAAAGCCTACAGCTAGTGAAGTGGTGGAGTGGGCAAAGTCGAATATTGGTAAGAGGATTAATATAGATAATTATCGGGGCAGTCAATGTTGGGATACACCTAACTTTATTTTTAAAAGATATTGGGGTTTTGTAACATGGGGCAATGCTAAGGATATGGCTAATTACAGATATCCTAAGGGTTTCCGATTCTATCGTTATTCATCTGGATTTGTACCGGAACCCGGAGACATAGCAGTTTGGCACCCTGGCAACGGAATAGATTCGGACGGACACACCGCAATAGTAGTAGGACCATCTAATAAAAGTTATTTTTATAGCGTTGACCAAAACTGGGTTAATTCTAATAGTTGGACAGGTTCTCCAGGAAGATTAGTAAGACACCCTTATGTAAGTGTTACAGGCTTTGTTAGGCCTCCATACTCAAAAGATACTAGCAAACCTAGTAGTACTGATACAAGTTCAGCATCAAAAGCCAATGACTCAACAATTACTGGTGAAGCGAAGAAACCGCAATTTAAAGAAGTTAAAACAGTAAAATACACTGCTTACAGCAATGTTTTAGATAAAGAAGAGCACTTCATTGATCATATAGTTGTAATGGGTGATGAACGCTCAGATATTCAAGGATTATATATAAAAGAATCAATGCATATGCGTTCTGTAGACGAACTGTATACGCAAAGAAATAAGTTTATAAGCGATTATGAAATACCGCATTTATATGTCGATAGAGAGGCTACATGGCTTGCTAGACCAACCAATTTTGATGACCCGCGTCACCCTAATTGGCTAGTTATTGAAGTATGTGGTGGTCAAACAGATAGTAAGCGTCAATTCTTAATGAACCAAATACAAGCTTTAATACGGGGTGTATGGTTGTTGTCAGGAATAGATAAAGAATTATCTGAAACGACGTTAAAGGTAGACCCTAATATTTGGCGTAGTATGAAAGATTTAATTAATTACGACTTGATTAAGCAAGGTATACCGGATAACGCAAAGTATGAGCAAGTCAAAAAGAAAATGCTTGAAATGTACATTAAACGAGATATATTGACGCGAGAAAATATTAAAGAAGTAACGACAAAAACATCAATAAGAATTAGTGATAAAACATCAGTTGACAGTGCGTCCACACGAGGCCCTACTCCATCAGACAAAAAACCAAGCATCGTTACTGAAAAAAGTCCGTTCACTTTCCAGCAAGCACTGGATAGACAAATGTCTAGGGGTAACCCGAAAAAATCTCATACATGGGGCTGGGCTAATGCAACACGAGCACAAACGAGCTCGGCAATGAATGTTAAGCGAATATGGGAAAGTAACACGCAATGCTACCAAATGCTTAATTTAGGAAAGTATCAAGGCATTTCAGTTAGTGCGCTTAACAAAATACTTAAAGGAAAAGGAACGCTCGACGGACAAGGCAAAGCATTCGCGGAAGCTTGTAAGAAAAACAACATTAACGAAATTTATTTGATCGCGCACGCTTTCTTAGAAAGTGGATACGGAACAAGTAACTTCGCTAGTGGTAGATACGGTGCATATAATTACTTCGGTATTGGTGCATTCGACAACGACCCTGATTATGCAATGAAATTTGCTAAGAATAAAGGTTGGACATCTCCAGCAAAAGCAATCATGGGCGGTGCTAGCTTCGTAAGAAAGGATTACATCAATAAAGGTCAAAACACATTGTACAGAATCAGATGGAATCCTAAGAATCCAGCTACGCACCAATACGCTACTGCTATAGAGTGGTGCCAACATCAAGCTAGTACAATAGCTAAGCTATATAAACAAATCGGCTTAAAAGGTATCTATTTTATAAGAGATAAATATAAATAAAGAGGTGTATAAATGTACAAAATAAAAGATGTTGAAACGAGAATAAAAAATGATGGTGTTGACTTAGGTGACATTGGCTGTCGATTTTACACTGAAGATGAAAATACAGCATCTATAAGAATAGGTATCAATGACAAACAAGGTCGTATCGATCTAAAAGCACATGGCTTAACACCTAGATTACATTTGTTTATGGAAGATGGCTCTATATTCAAAAATGAACCTCTTATTATCGACGATGTTGTAAAAGGGTTCCTTACCTACAATATACCTAAAAAGGTTATCAAACACGCTGGTTATGTTCGTTGTAAGCTGTTTTTAGAGAAAGAAGAAGAAAAAATACATGTCGCGAACTTTTCTTTCAATATCGTTGATAGTGGTATTGAATCTGCTGTAGCAAAAGAAATCGATGTTAAATTGGTAGATGATGCTATTACGAGAATCTTAAAAGATAACGCGACAGATTTATTGAGCAAAGACTTTAAAGAGAAAATAGATAAAGATGTCATTTCTTACATCGAAAAGAATGAAAGTAGATTTAAAGGTGCGAAAGGTGATAAAGGCGAACCGGGACAACCTGGTGCAAAAGGTGAAGCAGGTAAAAAAGGAGAACAAGGCGCACCCGGTAAAAACGGTACTGTAGTATCAATCAATCCTGACACTAAAATGTGGCAAATTGACGGTAAAGATACAGATATCAAAGCAGAACCTGAGTTATTGGACAAAATCAATATCGCAAATGTTGAAGGGTTAGAAGATAAATTGCAAGAAGTTGAAAAAATCAAAGATACAACTCTTAACGACTCTAAAACGTATACGGATACAAAAATTGCTGAACTAGTTGATAGCGCGCCTGAATCTATGAACACATTAAGAGAATTAGCAGAAGCAATACAAAACAACTCTATTTCAGAAAGTGTATTGCAACAGATTGGCTCAAAAGTTAGTACAGAAGATTTTGAGGAATTCAAACAAACACTAAATGATTTATATGCTCCAAAAAATCATAATCATGACGAGCGGTATGTTTTGTCATCTCAAGCTTTTACTAAACAACAAGCGGATAGTTTATATCAACTAAAAAGCGCATCTCAACCGACGGTTAAAATTTGGACAGGAACAGAAAATGAATATAACTATATATATCAAAAAGATCCTAATACACTTTACTTAATTAAGGGGTGATTTTTATGGAAGGTAATTTTAAAAATGTAAAGAAGTTTATTTACGAAGGTGAAGAATATACAAAAGTATATGCTGGAAATATCCAAGTATGGAAAAAGCCTTCATCTTTTGTAATAAAACCCTTACCTAAAAATAAATATCCGGATAGCATAGAAGATTCAACAGCAAAATGGACAATAAATGGAGTTGAACCTAATAAAAGTTATCAGGTGACAATAGAAAGTGTACGTAGCGGTATAATGAGGATTTCGCAAACTAATTTAGGGTCAAGTGAATTAGGAATATCAGGAGTCAATAGCGGAGTTGCAAGTAAAAATATCAACTTTAGTAATCCTTCAGGGACGTTGTATGTCACTATAAGTGATGTTTATTCAGGATCTCCGACATTGACCATTGAATAATTTTAAACGACTAATTTTTAGTCGTTTTTTTATTTTGGATAAAAGGAGCAAACAAATGGATATTAACTGGAAATTGAGATTCAAAAACAAAGCAGTACTAACTGGTTTAGTTGGAGCATTGTTGCTATTTATCAAGCAAGTCACGGATTTATTCGGATTAGATTTATCTACTCAATTAAATCAAGCTAGCGCAATTATAGGCGCTATCCTCACGTTACTTACAGGTATTGGCGTTATTACTGACCCAACGTCAAAAGGCGTCTCAGATTCATCTATAGCACAGACATATCAAGCGCCTAGAGATAGCAATAAAGAAGAACAACAAGTTACGTGGAAATCATCACAAGACAGCAGTTTAACGCCGGAATTAAGCACGAAAGCACCAAAAGAATATGATACATCACAACCTTTCACAGACGCCTCTAACGATGTTGGCTTTGATGTGAATGAGTATCATCATGGAGGTGGCGACAATGCAAGCAAAATTAACTAAAAAAGAGTTTATAGAGTGGTTGAAAACTTCTGAGGGAAAACAATTCAATGTGGACTTATGGTATGGATTTCAATGCTTTGATTATGCCAATGCTGGTTGGAAAGTTTTGTTTGGATTACTTCTAAAAGGTTTAGGTGCAAAAGATATACCATTTGCAAACAATTTTGATGGACTAGCTACTGTATACCAAAATACACCGGACTTCTTAGCACAACCTGGCGACATGGTGGTATTCGGTAGCAACTACGGTGCTGGATATGGTCACGTTGCATGGGTAATTGAAGCAACTTTAGATTACATCATTGTATATGAGCAGAATTGGCTAGGCGGTGGCTGGACTGACGGAATCGAACAACCCGGCTGGGGTTGGGAAAAAGTTACAAGACGACAACATGCTTATGATTTCCCTATGTGGTTTATCCGTCCGAATTTTAAAAGTGAGACAGCGCCACGATCAGTTCAATCTCCTACACAAGCACCTAAAAAAGAAACAGCTAAGCCACAACCTAAAGCAGTAGAACTTAAAATCATCAAAGATGTGGTTAAAGGTTATGACCTACCTAAGCGTGGTAGTAACCCTAAAGGTATAGTTATACACAACGACGCAGGAAGCAAAGGGGCGACTGCTGAAGCATATCGTAACGGATTAGTAAATGCACCTTTATCAAGATTAGAAGCGGGCATTGCGCATAGTTACGTATCAGGCAACACAGTTTGGCAAGCCTTAGATGAATCACAAGTAGGTTGGCATACCGCTAATCAAATAGGTAATAAATATTATTACGGTATTGAAGTATGTCAATCAATGGGCGCAGATAACGCGACATTCTTAAAAAATGAACAGGCAACTTTCCAAGAATGCGCTAGATTGTTGAAAAAATGGGGATTACCAGCAAACAGAAATACAATCAGATTGCACAATGAATTTACTTCAACATCATGCCCTCATAGAAGTTCGGTTTTACACACTGGTTTTGACCCAGTAACTCGCGGTCTATTGCCAGAAGACAAGCGGTTGCAACTTAAAGACTACTTTATCAAGCAGATTAGGGCGTACATGGATGGTAAAATACCGGTTGCCACTGTCTCTAATGAGTCAAGCGCTTCAAGTAATACAGTTAAACCAGTTGCAAGTGCATGGAAACGTAATAAATATGGTACTTACTACATGGAAGAAAGTGCTAGATTCACAAACGGCAATCAACCAATCACAGTAAGAAAAGTGGGGCCATTCTTATCTTGTCCAGTGGGTTATCAGTTCCAACCTGGTGGATATTGTGATTATACAGAAGTGATGTTACAAGATGGTCATGTTTGGGTAGGATATACATGGGAGGGGCAACGTTATTACTTGCCTATTAGAACATGGAATGGTTCTGCCCCACCTAATCAGATATTAGGTGACTTATGGGGAGAAATCAGTTAGAATGACATAGTCATGTCTATTTAAGCAGGTGCGTTACATACCTGCTTTCTATTTACATTTAAAGATAAAATGTGCTATTATTTTACTAGAACTTTTTAACATTTCTCTCAAGATTTAAATGTAGATAACAGGCAGGTACTACGGTACTTGCCTATTTTTTATGTTATAATGTAATTACATTACCAGTAACCAATCTGGCTTAAAACCACATTTCCGGTAGCCAATCCGGCTATGCAGAGGACTTACTTGCGTAAAGTAGTAAGAAGCTGACTGCATATTTAAACCACCCATACTAGTTGCTGGGTGGTTTTTTTCTAGTAATTTTCAGTTTTGGAGCTGACATCAATGTCAACAACAAATATGTTATAATAAATTTAAATAAGCTATATACAAGGAGGTGGAGATATGGATTACTTAGGTTTAATAAGTAATATGCTAGGGATTGGCGGTGCAGTATATGGTATAGGCTCCTTTCTTTACTATAGAAAAATAAAATTTTATATGTTTATTTCCAAGATTTTTAAATTTAATAAAACAACTGAAATCACATTAAATTACCGGTGTATTAGTGAAAGTAATATAACCCTAAAAAATATAAAAGAAATTTTAAAAAAAGAAAGTTACACTGTTATGAATGCTAACACTAATAACATTATCATTAATATGAATGATTTTATAATTCAATTCAAAAAAGATGATTTTCCTACAGATGAATATGGAGAAAATGCATTTATAAGTATGACTTTAACTAGAACTTATTATAAGCAAGCAAAAAAAGCGATAGATAAATTTATGAATATATGCGAAGACTTCAACACCGTCAACTTAGAAGATAAGGGGACTTATACTTTGAAGGTATTTTACAATAATATTAAAAATCCATATTTGTCCACCTCGACCCATAGAATTAAAGAGGAAAATATAAAAAATATGATTCTTTATGTTGACGCATCGTTTTTAGTAGATGGCTTAAACGAAGAAGTGGTTATAAATAAAAAAAGTTTATCTTATTCAAGCAAAAGTTCAAAAAACATATATAAAATTGCAAATGATTTTATGATTATATAG